ATGTATCTGTAAAGAAAGACTGAAAAAATCCTTTCTATAAATCTGAATACATCACTCTAGATAATCTCATGGATAAATTACAGCCGTTATTAGATAGAGAATGACTAATGGTATTTAATCAGAATATCCCATGAGGAGTTAGAACTATTGTTACAGATTTGACTGATACAATTAGCTCAGAATTTACAGTAGATAATCTTGTAGATCCACAAGCTCTAGGAAAGGTTATCACATACTGAAGAAGATATAATCTGACTTCAATATTCAATATTCTAGCAGATGAAGATGATGATGCACAGAGCTTTTATGAGAAAAAGAAACCTGCAGCTAAAAAGTATGAAAGCCGATTCCAAAAAGCAATTAGCAATACTGAATTTATGAAGCAGTGTTTAGATCAGAATGACTTTATCTCAAAGATAAAAGCCAAGTATGAAATAGATGATATGCAAGAAAGCCAACTAAGAACAGCATATCAGAAAGCTACAGAAGAAGAGATTATTGATTTACCTTTTGACTAATACATGAACAAGATATTAGAAAAAGCAGACCATCTTATGAGAGTATGAACAGTAGAAGACATCATGGAGTTTATTCCAGACCTCCTACTGTTCTATACTCAGATAGATGATCAGAATGCAGAAAATGAGATAAACCTAGACTGAATAGAGAGTGCTGAGTATATCAGACTTAAAAAGCAAAAAAAAGACTGAGGGAACTCCTATTCAGACATGGATATAAACAAGCTATCCAAAGAGAAAGCAAGGAAGACTTATGATAGACTACCAGCTGATAAGAAAGTAGCAGAGCATTGTAAGTTATACCTAGAGCATCTCAAACAGAGAAAGATAGATCTCCAGTCTCTAGATAAAAAGACTAGGGAAGTAATGTAAACGATAATACCAATCATACCGAGTCGCCAAACTCTCCACCTGAGCAAGTGGCTAAACTACTTGAAGATGATAAGCGAGATAGTTGTCACACTATCTATAGTTGCGACCACACCATGCTGAGCATCATGTAAAACTGCTCTTAAAAGATTTTATTTACATTATCTCAATGGCTGAATACTGAATACCTTATATGTGATCCAAGAGAGCTTTAGCTAAAGATATAATCCACTTCATCAGACAAAATCACCCAAAAGCTAGGTACTTATATGATATTTTCTGAGGGGGGGGGGAGTGTTAGTTTTGAGGCTCTACAACAGGGATTTGAAAAGGTTTACTATGTAGATCTAGATAAATGAATGTGTAATCTGATGGAACAGATAAAGAAATGAATCCCTAAAGAATGGAATAAACGAATCTCTAGAGAAGAATTTAATGAGCTGAAAGACAAAGAAGATGCTTATAGTGTAGCTATGTCTATTGTATGGAGTTTTGGAAACAATAGGGATGGCTATCTCTACTGATCCGATAGAGAAGATATGAAGAAAGCAGCACATGATGCTGTAGTAAATCAAGACTATGAATGACTTAAAAAACTATGAGTAGATATAAAACTAAGTTGAAAAACTATAGAAGAAAGGAGATTAGAAGCTAAAAAAATATTCAGAGATGGAAATTCAAACTTACAAAATCTCCAAGCTCTTGAACACCTAGAGAGATTACAACACCTAGAGAGATTACAACACCTAGAGAGATTACAACACCTAGAGATAAGAAATCTGAATTACAAGAATGTTAAAATAGAAACACCAATAGAGGAAACTGTTATTTACTGCGATCCACCATATCGTTGAACAGCTGAGTATAAAGTACAGCAATGAAGATTTGATTACAAAGCTTTAGATAAACGATTTAGAGAATTACCATGTCCAGCTTATATGTCAGAGGAAAATCCTCACAAAGTAGCATTATCAATGACTAAGAGAAGACTATTCAGCATGGATAATCCTGTAAATGTAATAGAGGTACTATATACGAACTGAAAGATATTAGAGAAAAAACAAGAGATCATGCAGGCAGATTTATTTACTTAGCTTAAATATCTGCAAGGTCTCGCAGTCAACGAGTGATGGTCTTAAAGAGTTGCAAGCAAGTCAACCAAAGACTTAAAAATAACTGAGTTTGTTGGTAGTAGAATCCATGCTACTATAACCAAAGATGGAATTAAACAGAAAAATATTCTCTTTATAAAATCCTGCAAGCTCTCCTATTTATTCTTAACAAAATGACATGACAAGAAAACTAATAAAAATTATAGGAATAATCCTAATTACTATCGTAGCAGTTTTGATTCTAATAACTGCATATACAGTATGAGCGAATAAGACAGCAGTAGAAGAAAATGATAAGTCTGTATGAGCTTTAATGAACGAATATGACTGACTTAGAACATTAAAACAAGAATGTGCTGATAATCTATGAATTAAAGATAGTGCTAAATTCTTACAAGGATACACATGATACTGTGATTCACGAGATAATGAGATTATAGAACTTAGGAATCAGATTTCAGAACTTTCTAAAAAAGACTATGAGGGTTTAATGTAGAACAGACAAGTTCTAAAAATCCAGTAGAGGAAGAACTGTATATAGAGCCTAATCCTACTGAAGAAGAATTAGCAGAAGAAATCAGAGTAACTGAAATGGTATATGAAGCATTAGATAAAGCAGAGGAAGAAGTAAAAAAAAGTCAGACTATTACTCACAAATGATTTGCTAAAGATAGTCCAGTTCAGAGTTATGTTCAATATGCTTATGAGATATGATGAATGGATTTAGTGCTACTTATGGAATGTGAGAATGGGAACTGGAATATGTATCAGCAAAGCACAGTAGTAAAGAACTGAAAGAGAGAAAAAAGCTATTGATTATGTCAGATTAGCCAAGTGCATCATCCAGAAATAGTGAATACTGATACATTCCGAAATGACCGAAAATGGCAGATAGATAAGTGTAATGAGCTTATGAAGAACTGAACTCCATTCTACTGAAGAAATAGGAAGATAAAAGGAGTTAAGTGTTCAAACTATGTAAAAGACAGATTTATTATTTCTTAAAATAAAATGAGTGATAAAGCAATTATTATACTAGCAGCATGAGCAGTATTAGCTGTATGATCATTCTGAATATGGATCAGTTATATGCTAAGTATTCCAGTAAGTTAGTATATGGAGTGTCATTGCCTTAAAGTCTGACAGACAGGTATCCTATAATTGAGAGGTTATAGGGGGTTAAAATGCCTTTCATGTACCTGCTAGGAGATACCACCTTATCTCTGAGAATAAAAGTATAGAATAAGAAGTAAATGCATAACACACAGTCTGCAAGGTGGTGCAGACTTTAGAATCAGATTTATTTAATTTATTTATATATAATGTCTATAACAGAACGAGCTAAAGATATGGGAGTAGAGGAGTTAGTAAAAGAAAATAGAAAGCTGAAAGAAGAAATAGAAAGTCTGAAACTACATATAGATGCTAAAGATACAGCATATATGAAATTACTAAAAGACTATGAGGAATTAAAGAATTGTGCGAAATATGTATTTGATTGTAGTAAGTATGACTTTACTTGGCTAACTTCTACTACACCACAATTAGAGGTATCTAAGAAATCAGAAAGTGGTAGTTGTTTTACAAAGATATTATAATCAGACTTTTATATTATTTACCTATGGAGAGAATGAAACATACAGGAGATTATGAACTAGATGAAATAAATATGTTAGAGCAAGAATGTTCAGATTTAGAAGAAGAAAATAAGAGGTTAGAAGAAGAAAATAAAACTCTGAAAGATTATGCAGAGTTCTTGCACTCTTGCTTAGATGATAGAGATAAGAGTATAGCAATTATGCAAGAAGAAAATAAAAAGCTGAAATCAGAGATAAAAGAATTGAATGCTGATTTAGAGCATAGAGATAGTTTTTTCTCTATTATGCGAGATGTATTGGCTAATGAGAAAATAGATAATTCTGAATTAGCGACCATATTGTATTGTGTAATTCATTATGAATGCTGAGATACAGATATGAGTAAAAAGGAAATAGAAATTGCTGAGAAATTTTGGTATAGAGATTATGTATAATCAGACTTATTTATTATTTATTTTATTTATTTGAGCGAAATGGAAAAGAAAGAAAAGAAATCTGAATTTATTTGAAATATAGATAAACCTTTTGAATGATACCATTGGAAAGAAATCTGAATTTCACTTTTTTGATTAGAGGCCTGTGAGGATTTATGATTTGAAATTATAGAGAATATATTAGATGAAGTATGAATAGACCAATGAACTACTATGAGGGAGTTGGTTATGTCTGATAGAATTGTAAGAGCAAGAAATACAGTAGAAACATTAAGAAGAATGAAAAGTTGGTATAACATAATGACAATGCTAAATGAATGCTGACTTTGACCTAAACAGTATCAATAAATAAAAAATTGATATTGAATTGACACTGTTATGTGCAGAAAGTATTTGAAAACGAATACTAATCAGATTTATTTATTTAATTTTATAAAGATGCCAAAAAAAGAAATCTGAAAGCTATTGGAGTTATGAGAAAAGAAAAAAGAGAAAGCTGAATGCTCTCTCTCGGATAAGATTTGATAAATACGGAAATAGAAATTCCATATTTACATAAAAATAATAGTATTTTATCCACTAAATGCAATAGAAAATGGAGAAATTATTAAACCTATTACAAGAGTTTTATTGAGAAAACCGAAAATTCTCTAATGAAAACTGACTTTTGACAATGACAAACTGAGTTGAAAATCTGAGTGGTGCTTATGCTCAGACTTATATTATCTCTTTACAGGGGTGATTTATCAAGTGGTTAGTAGATAATGATAAGATAGACTTAGAAAAGCTACGAGATTTAGATATATCAGATAACTTTAATTATGAATACTTTAATAAAAATAAATCAGACTTTTTAATCTCTTTATTGAGTATATCAGATAATCCTATTGAACTTTTAATTTCTATTCTAAAATAACATGACACAAATGGCTATGACTCAAAACTTTGTCCGAATTACCACAGATGATACTGAATCAGATTACCTAGAATATAGACAATGGAAAGAAGAAAAAATTATTAAAGCTGATAAGCTTGAAAGATTTAACTACTCATTATTGAAAGGTTATCATTGATACACTCTATCTTGTAGAACTAAAGTAGTTTATGATTTATATAGAGTATATGATAAATGACATCTTATAGCAGATAGTGAAGATCCGATTATAGAGCTTCCTATAATTCCAAAAGACTTAGTAATTAAATGTTATGATAGGTTAGGAGATGATAGACTTATTCTACTAGCTGAATGAAAAAAATGAGTAAGTAGACCTACTAGATGAAAGCTAGACTATCATCAGTATAAATTATCTGTAGTAGTTCCATGTTACAATTCAGATTTATTTATGTGTAGAACTATTGATGCTATCCTAAGCTCTACTTTAGACTCTATAGAACTAATCCTAGTCAATGATGGCTCTAAAGATAATACTCTAGAAATCTGTAAACGATACCAAGATAATTATCCATGTGTCAGAGTTATAGATCAAGAAAATCAATGACAGGCAGTAGCTAGGAATAATTGAATGGATATAGCTAAATGAGATTACATAGCTTTCTGTGATGCTGATGATATCCCACATCCTTATATGTACGAGATTCTATATCAGACTTGTATAAATAAATGATTAGACATAGCGATAGCTTCTACTCTTATCAGATTACATCCTAATCAGAAAGAGCGATACATAAATCTTGAAGAAGATAAGTTATTCACTTTTGATGAAATGATGTCTAAGAGGCAAGCTAATGATAATATCTACTTTGTAGCAGTACGAAATAGGATAGTAAAAACTGAGATAGCTAGAAAGACCAGATTTCCTGAATGATATAAATGAAGACCATTCCCTTATGAAGATATAGCTTATACATGAGCATTATATTCATATCTAGATAAGTTCGCATATTGTCATGATGCTGTATATATCCGAGATAAAAGAAAAAGAGATACAGTCTGAACTATATCTACTACATGGACTAAAGATAAAGATACTACTTATGTATGGGAATCATTTATCTATGCAGGGACACGACCATTACTCAATAAATCCTGAAAGCATCTAGAGTGGCACGATTATGTACATTTTAACTTCATAGGAAAGGAGATAAAGAAATTCCAGAATCCATCTCCATTAAAGACTTACTTTGAAAATAAACTAAGAGAAGTAATAAAAAGTCAGAATCTGAAAGATAATAAGCTGATTATGGAAGATAAAGATTTAGCTGCTATAATAAACAGCCTATGAATAAACTAATCCTTATCTTAATCTCCTTACTATGTCTATCACTCAGCTTTAATCTCTTTCAGTTTGCTAATACAGAGGTTACTTGCTCTAAGATAGACAAAAGATGGAAAGCTGATTTACTCTATAAAATCTGACATCATAAACTAGATGGAGATAAAGACTGAATCCCATGTGAAGCTTTAACTTATAATAAGTTATAATGAAGTGTCTAAGATGCTGAAAGGAGAGCAAATATCAGTTCTGCAGACAGTGTAAAGAAATTAAGCATAAAGCATGAGCGATTATCTCTCAAAATAAAACAAAACTAAGAAATCTGCTTGACCAGAATATTTTACAGCCAGAATTATTTGAAAGATTTATACTCTACACAGATAATATCAGAAAATGGTGAGAAATCTATATGACTTTCGTATCTAAAAAGCATAATTTGATATTTAATTTCATTACTTGAACAACTATGCTAGTGAGTATTTTTATCTCTCTGTATTCCATTTCTTCATTGGTTATAATTTACATCTAAAAAAGAGAGCATTACACTCTCTTTTTTTTTACAGAATTGCCATAAGTCCACTACCTAGAATATATCCATACATAAAGACACTTACCAAGAATAATAATCTAAGGATCATTTCTATAAAATTAAGAGATAAATCTGACTAGATTCATCTGGATTTAGGTGCGAATAGTTTTTCTTTTGTAATCTTTCAGTCTATATAATCTCTTAGTCTTCCCCTAGCATTTCTAGGATTTACTCATGTAATCATTTCTATGTCTTTTGACTTATATGTTTTTCAGTCAATTAGAGCTTCTAATGGATCTTTCCTATGACATCATTCTAAAATAAGATTAGAATATTTTAATCTTCAATGTAAATATTTTGAGATTCTATCATTTGCTATAGATTTAGGTATTTTGCATCTTTCAGCCAACATTTTTCAATTATATTTTATTCAGTCTATCTCAACAAAATTTGTTATTCATTTATTATAGTTCTGCTCTTCATAAGTCGCCCATCTGCAATTCTCTTTACAATAGTTTCAGTTTGGATTTATTCTATCTATAGTTGTATTTTTCTCTCAATATTCTTTTACATGATCTACATAGCCTTCATACATATCATCTCTAAACTGTTCAAAAGTTTTCCATTCACACTTTATTCATTTATCATGATACCATTTACTAGCATCTCATCATGCTGTCCCTTTACATCTTGTCTTTAGCCCATTGTATATCATATAGAATCTATTAATAGGTTTATTGTCTTTGCTTCAGAATCAATGTTTTACTCGTTTCTTTTCTTCTAAACGAACACACTTACATCCAAATTTCCAAAAGCATTTAGATTCTATATGGCTTTCAAGTCAGCATTTAAGACATTTTACAGTAATGTAATTCCTTTTATGTCATCATGAATATTTGCTCTCTAGTCATCAAATATACTCCCTATTGTTTACAATAGTTCAAATGGCTGGGATTTTACTATCACTCCTCATTGTTTTTCTAATTAAAATTAAAGCAGTATTTCTACTGCTCTAATTATAACCCCGAAAATCCATTTTGCAAGACTTTTTATGCAGTTGGAGTAGGAGGATAGATAGAAGTGTATGGAGAATTAACTAGCCAAGCTGGAGTAGCTGTCGGAGATAATCTAGCGATCAATTCATTTGTCTGTTGATTATTCTGTGCTATAACTCTTGCCTCTGCAAGTTCAGTTCTAAGTCTTTGTGTCTCCTGTTCGCACATTTTGTCTAAGATTTTCTGCACCCCTGCTGTTGATGCTGCTATAATTGAAGCAGTATTTTGTTGTCATGCTAAGATAGCTTTCTCAATGTTGTTGTTAGTGTTACAGAATCCTTGAGTAATTAAAGTAGTCTGATTTGCTAAGTTCTGTTGAGCTGCTAATTGCTGAGACCATTGGGTATTATTATTGATAATATCTACTGTATTATCATGGTTGTTGTTATTATTCATACCATTTAATAGCCAAGCAGCATTATTACCACCACCAAATCCACCAAATCAGTTACCATTGAATAGGAATAGAATTAAGATAATAAGCCAAACTCACATTCCTCAGAAGTTTTGTGTATCCATGATTTATATAAATAGGAATATAAAGCTGGTATTTGTCTGATTATGCTAGCTACCATCTCTATACTACAATTTATTTATCACTTCTACCACTTCCTTTTGTTTATCAGCTCATAGCATTGAGCTGTTTTGCTTTATTAAGTTTGCCATCATTGGATTTTTCTTTATCAATTCAGGTACTATTGTCTCTGCTAATTGATTCAGCTGTTCCATATTATTGAAATCCACTCACTCCAGTTGGTGTGGCTGTATTCATTGCTTTAGTAAAGCGTTCTTTAGGATTTCTCCTTTCATGTTGTTAAAGAAATCGTTTATTCACATTCTGATTTTTATTAAGAATTAAAACTATTCTTCTGTCATGTATTCAGCATATAAATCTTTTAGCTTGTGGTCATACTTCTCCTTTAGATGTTCTTTCTTTACTTCAAATTCAGTAAAGTGTTTAGTCTTGTCTACCACAAATTCTATAATCTGATCCATGTGGTCAGGATGTTGAGACATCTGAGACATAACTTTCTGCATATTCAGTTTGTCTCAGTCAAAAAAGTCTTCTGTTTTTCGTTCCATGATTTAATTATGGTTAAATGATAAAAACAACTCTAAAATAATAAAAAAATCTGACTAGGTAATAACTAGCATATAAAAAAGTTATTCCAGTTCAGACTTATATTTTCTTGTTTTCTACTGATAGCAAGCTAATAGCAAAAAGGAGAGTTGCCTCTCCCTTTTTATATACGAAGTATTTTATAGTTAGTGATTTATTAGTTAAAGTAAAGTCTGAATTAAACTACTGTATTACTTGTGTAGTATGTTGTATTTATAATTGGTGCTGATGTAAATGTTCATCAAGTTCAACTAAACATAGCTGTATTCCAATTAGTTGCTGTTGTTCAAGTTCATTCTGTAGGTATTCTATATGGTGTTTGATAATCTCAAGTTTGTGTTGAGGATAGCTTGATATTAGAGCAGTTTTGAAACATAGAATAGTAGCAAGACTGTTTTAAGGCTGTTGCTGGTAATTTAGGCAAGCTTATTAAGTTAGTACAATTTCTAAACATTCGTCTATAGCAAAAAGTATTTATAGTAGTTGCAGGCAATGATGGTGCTGAGGTTAAGGAAGAACAATTCTGAAACAAATTATTAAATGAATAACTGGTTATAGTATTTGTGCTATTTTTACACAATAAAAATCATATATCTCAGCTGGCTCATATAGTTCAAGTCATTTGAAAGTAATAATACGAACTGGACTCAGTAGATAGTCTAGTATCAGTTTCGCTACTATTCCTCCAATATACTTTACCTCATACATTAGATAATGTTATAGTATCTCATATTGTGTATGCACTCCAGTTGGTTCAGTCATAGCTTATTTCAAATTCTCTAAGAGATGCTTGACTTCATTGTTTAATAAATTTCAATGTACTTGCAGCTTCTTCTGCAGTAAAACATAGATAGTCTTTATCAGGTCAGCTAGGTCGTACTTTAGTATCTCCAGCTCGTACAGAAGCTACTTCACTTCATCATACATATATCTTACTTGGCGACGTATCTCATAGATATATTCCCATTGCTTAGATTTTCAGAAATAAATTATGCTGTTACAAATGTAATTGTAGTTGCAGGAGTTCAGCTTCATGGCTCTGTACTACTTACTTTTATTGTGTAAGTAGTTCAACTATCTCCACTTGCTACTGTCTCAGCTGTTAAAGTTCAAACACTTATATTTCAGGATCATGTAATAGCAGTATTATTTATAGTTTTTAATCCTACTTCTCATGTAGATCATCCTACACTTGTTACAGGGAATGTTATATCAGTCTCACTAATTGCTGTTACTTGTCAGAGTGTATTAGTAGTTATAGTTGGTACTTTAGTTGCTGTACCTTTAGAACTATAAGCTGTTTGAGTACTTAGGGCATCTTGCTTAGAACTCCATGTAGTTCTTAAATCTGTAGAATCTGTTAAGTCTTTTATATCGAAATCTGAAGCTGTTTGGTCTCATGTGTTTACTCCACTCAGATTTCATAGATTTGTTAGATCGCTTGCTGTCACAAATTTATTCGTAGTAGAACTATCTGAAATATCATCAGCATTCAGAGTTACTGCTCATGTTTTAGAGTTTACACTTGTTACTGCATCTGTAGGAGTGGCTAATTTCTTCCAATTACTAGCTGTAGAGTATGGATCAGCACTTAATATATAAGTCTCACTATCAGTAGTTACTATTGCTATATCTCATTTCTTAGCATCGCTTAATCCTGTAAGTCAGCTTGTTGTACTTACTGTAAATGTATCTGTTATCGCTATAGATGGAAGTAATCCTGAGTCTATTTTTCAGTTACTATCTAATACAGGTATAGTTCAGCTTGTAGTTCATGTATCCTTACTTGCTGCAGTTCATAATGTAGGAGTGTTATACATATTTGTATAGTCAAAGGCATCAGCCATCTTACTTGTTGGATCGTATGTGCTAGCATTCATATCTCAGCTTCCTTGTCAGTCAGCTCCATCTTGCACTTGGAATACTGTAGGATCTCAGCTAGTATAGTTCATAGTTACTGTTGTAGTTTTTCAGCTTTTAGAAGTAGTTACTGATGAGATTCAGTTTCAAGTAGCTCATGTTTCTCATGTAGCTCCCTTATCTCATTTTGGTATGGTAAAGTCTAGTACAGCCGCACTAGAAGTCCCTGAATTTGTTACACTAGCAGAAGTACCAGCATCTCCTGTAGTTGTAGTTCAGACTGTTATAGTTGCTGCAGTTCAAGTACTTCAAGTATCTCATTTCTCTCATTTTGGTATAGTAAAGTTGAATACTGCAGCACTAGAAGTTCCTGAATTAGTTACACTTGCATCTGTTCATGGCTCTCATGTTGTAGTAGTTCAGATTTCTATTGTTGCTGCTGTACCTGTGTCTCCTTTAGCTCATTTAGGTATAGTGAAATCTAATACCGCAGCTGAGCTAGTTCAAGAGTTAGTTACTGATGCTGAAGTTCAAGCATCTCATGTTGTAGTAGTACCAACTGTAACTGTCGCAGCTGTTCCTGTATCTCACTTATCCCCTTTATCTCATTTAGATCCTGTAGCTCATGTATCTCACTTATCTCACTTATCCCCTTTTACTCATTGAGGTCATCTCTGTCATGTAGCTCAGGTTTCTCCTTTATCTCCTTTGTCCCCTTTATCTCATTTATCTCATTTGTCTCCTTTATCTCCTTTATCTCCTTTGAGTTCATCCTTACTAGCTAATCTAGCCTCTTCAGTCTCAGAATCTAAAATAAGTATCTTATCGTTGTCAGATACTTCAGATTTTACTTCTATTTCTGAAAGAGCTTTTACAGGTATATCTGTCATTATCAAAAAAATTAAGATCTAAATCTTGATTTCCATGTAGTAGTTGCTTCTTCTCTTACTCTAAATTCACTATCTGCTAAATATGCAGGATCACATTTAATCCTTATTCCTTTTCAGTCTTTAGGATCTGTTATAGCTGTCAGCACAGTAGTAAAAAAGCTACCAAGAGCATATTTTCTACTCTTAGTCTTATATCTGTCTCTTGAGTTTATCTTCCAAGAAGTATCAGATTTTTCTTCTCTACTTTTTCGTACTATCATAAAAAAGCTACTCAATATAAACTGAGTAGCATTATAGTCAGAATTTATTTTTTGGTGGATTTTTAGTTTAGTATGTCTGGTAAGATTCCTATAATAGTTTCAGTATCTCCCTTTACATGAGATATATCTATTCCATTATATGTTGCAGTAGATAAGATATGCTCTTGTTGTTCTTCTATGTTATTTAGCCTAGCTGATATATAAATACTTTGGATAAGTATAATTACTACCAACACCCAGAATTGCCAGTTTTTCATTGTTTAATTGTTAAGATATAAATTATTTTTCTTTTATAGCTCGCATAATCATCACTCCTACAGCTAGGATACATCCTCAGATCTTATCTCATGTAGAGACAGGCTGATTAGCTGCATAAATCAGGTATATTATAAAAGCTATAATCAAAACAGCCATAGCGATAAAGTATTGATGCTCTTTATCTATCTTCAGCTTTTTTAATTTATTATATAGCCACTTCCAGCTACTTATATACCTACCTATATAGCATATAGCTAATAGTATTACAGCAATGTCTACTCGCATCTTAATAAAAATAAGGAGTAAAATTTATTACCCCTTATTATATTCAGAATTTATATACTTTGCAAGACTTTTTTAATATTTATGATGTTTTGTTATTTGCAAAGCATCATCATTGAATATTACATAAGCCTCTCAGTCTCTTCATCAAAAGTAATGTATACCATCATATCATAGACTCTCTAGGAATTTGCTAGCATTTTTATCACTTCATAAGACTACATTTAGTATATGATACATATTTTTAGCATGTATCCCTTTTTCAGTCATATAGCTTTCTATCATTTTATCTATTCATTTCCAATTTCACTCTTTTTCTCCTACTTCTAGTCAGCTTTCTTTTACTTTATTTACTATCTCATCTACAGCTTTTTTATTCACAAAGCTATCCTCTTCAAAATAATTTTTTCATGTAGGAGTATCTTTTTTTACTGGATCAGGTATTTCCACCTCATAGAGATTTTTCTTTCATATCTCAAAGTCTTTCTCGTTAAAAGATTTTAGTATCTCAATGTTTTCTTTTTCTTCCTTAATATAATTTTCCAGTCTTTCTTTACTCCATCCATAATCTTCATAATTCCCATATTTTAATAGATTATTATGCATGTCTATAGTGTTTTGTTGTGTTTTTATAGCAGCATCTCTTGCATCTTCAAACGACATATTATCATAATCCATCCTTTTTACTACTTCATAAGCAGAATTTAGCTCGCTAGGTCATTTATCGTATCTCGTTTCCTGTGCTATGTTCTCTCTTGTCATACCCTTATATCTACTTCTATATCATCATTTATCTACCATATCTGCATAATGTCTTCATGTCCTTTCTTCTGCTGCTACATAGTGTCCCCATCAGTGTGCCTGTGCTCATTCTCATTTACCCATATTGGCACTATCAAATCTTTCAAAATCATATGGAGATCAATGCCATACACTCTGGAACTTAGGATCACTATATGCTCAGTATTCTCACTCTAGCTTTCAGTCTATAATATCATTAAATAGATTCTGAATTTCTTTCCTGTTAGCATAAGTTCCATCTATGTATTCCTTTATCTGTTGGAAGAATTGTTTTACTTTACCTGCAAATGTAGTAGGTATTCACTTTACATCAAATTTACCAGTTCTATAGTATTCTGAGAAGTTATCTGCTAACCATTCTTCAGCTTGGATTTCATCTACATTCAGCTTTTTCTGGATTCATTCTAGTATAGATTTTCTTTTAGCACTATCTACCATATCAAATGTAGCATGAAGTAGCTCATGTGGTACTGTAGATTCTTTCAAATCCTTAGCTAATGTAATTACCTTATCTCCATATACTCAGTATGCTTTTTGTCATTCTGGAGTAGAGATACTATCTACTATCTTTGTGTTTATTCAGTAGTTATCAGCTAATTCTTGTACTGTTTTTCAGTTCTTAAAGTTCCTTATATTTAGTCATTCTGTAGCAGTTATTCATTTTTCTCATGCTTTAGATACTCAGTATTTTTGGTATCTTATATCAGGATTATTTTTATCAAATGTTCAGATATTGTCTGTTGCACTTTTGATTTGATTAGCATCAAATACCATATATTCATCTCATTTTACTTTGTTGTTTATTCACATCTCTGTATTCTTTACTATCACTCAATCATATCATTTTTTCTTTAGTATCTCACTTACAGGAGCATCATCTCATAAAGTTTCTCTAATAGCCTTACCAATAGCTCATTTTCCATCTCAACCATAGTATTTAAACCAAGTTTCAGCATCTTCTCCACTTATTCATAGCTCTTTTAGATATTTCTTTACAGAGTTTATGTTGTTTACATCATCTATCACTAATGGATTATCTATTTTAAGATATGTCTTTTTTATATCTCCATACTCTTTGAGTGGTTTATTAGAGAAATAAAAGCCATCTCCAAATGATACTCAATGCTCTCATATATTGCTCCTATCAAAGATATTAAAGTCTGCCTCTGTAGCATGATATACCTCTAAAGGAGTTCAGCTTTTATCTACAACTTTACTGTTTCCAAACCATTCCTTAAATTCAGGAGTAGTAGTCTGGTCAGCTACTTGATATTTAGCAGTTTTAGAGCTTGCTTGGCTCTTACTGCCCCCCACTCTCTCATTATATAAATCCTCAAATCATTGTTTAATTAAGAAGTCTACATCTGATGCTTTTGCTAGAGCTTTTCATAATGCCAGTTTTCATAGTCATTTAGCTACTCAGCTCACATCTCATTTGAATAGTTGGAATATTCCTCATAGTGTATCTCCGATTCCCTCTATTCTTGAATATGTCTCAGTAAGTCATAGTCATTTCTTTCTCTGATTTTTCATATCAGCTTTGAATACATCCTCATATGTATCCAATAATGCTCATACATCTCTTTTAAGTTCAGAGAACTCTCATGGTATTTGAGATATAATAGAGTCTTCTATCTTTCAGATTTCTTGAGTTAATAATTTAATACCTCATTTATATACTTCTGATGCTTCTTGTCATTTCCAGTCTATTAAATCATTTAATACTTGCTTCTTAGCTTCTAATGTTGGTATGTCGGTCTTTCATTCTTCTTGCATCTTCTTTAGAGATTTTAATTCTGCCTCTAATGCTTTTATATCTGAGGATATTCATGCTACTCATAACTTCTTTTTCTCTTTAATATAATCACTCAAAGCATCTATCATTGGAGACTGATCTACATTTACTCATTCTTGAGCATCTACTTTCTCCATAACTTGTCCCCATAGTTTATTTAATGTCTTCTGATGAGCTTCTAATCTTTCAGATGTATTAGTTGGCTTATATCCATTATCTAATATAAGCTCGTTAGCTCTATCTGAATTAACTCTTTTCCTTTCTAAGTTCTTTTTCTCACTTAATATATTCATCCTTGGCTCTTGTGCCTTATATAGTTTATCTTGTGCTTTTGCTGTGTTAGTTATTTTCTTAGCTCATCGTTCTGAAATTCATTCCATTCATTTATTAGCTTTACTCATTAGTCATTTAGCATTTCCTGCCATAGATTCAACTCATCATAGGAATTTATCTGGCATTCATGTTACACTCTGTACAAAGTTTTTAGTAATCTGATTAGGCTGTAAGTTCTCCATTAAGAATGTCTTTGGATCTTTTACTATATTTTTCTTGTTTTTAGTTCAAAGGATTAGTCATACTGCCACATTACCTACAAAAGTATCAAATCTCTGCTGGTCTTCTGGAGATAGTGTATCCCTAAAGTTAGCCAGTCATGGAATCTCGTTAATTACATTACCAATTCATCACATTTTTTCTTGCATCCAAGTCAATACTCCACCTCACATCTCTTGCTCTGCTGCTCATAATACAGCAAATCCACCTTTCATCCAAGGATTAGTTGCTGTAAATAATGCATCAGTATATCATTCAGCGAAATTTAGAGCATCTTCTGATACAGTAGTCATATATTGCTTTAATACTTCTGGATTATCTTGCACTAGATTTCTTTCTTGTTGCCACACCTCTTTATCTGATTCTCTAAGTTGAGATCCACTTACTCAATATTTATGTTGTATATAATTATCAAATGCTGTTAAGTTCTCCATAGAGTAGCTACTTTCATTACTGTTTCATTCTACAGTATCTAATCCTTTATCTATCAGTCATTTTAATCATGCTGCTCATTCTTCTACTCAGAATTTTAGAGAATTTAGTATATTTTTGAAAAATCATTCATCTTCTTGTTCTTCAAATTGAGAAAATCCCATCATTTCAGAGAAATATTGGGATGACATATTAGATTTAGTGAAATCATCTATCGCATAAGCTACATCAGGATTATCTGCTGTAAAGTCAGCTATTATTTGGTCATCAGATACCTTATTTAGTTTATTCAAATCTATTTCTTGTGTAGCTGATACATACTTTCTAATCATATCTGCCACATCTCATTTTTTTTCAATTTGTTTAGACTGTTTACTTGTCTTTATATCTTTAGCTTCTACAGCTCTTCTAAGTAATTGCCTTTTAGTGTTCTCTCTTTCTTCTGCAAATTTATCTATCTGATTTCTCCTTAATTGCTGTTGATACATATCATTCAGCATATAGTTCTTTTGAGACTCTGTTACATTAGCTTGATTAGCTTTCAGCACTATTTCATTTTCTTGCTGTTTAGTTAATCATGGGAATTTCTCAGACTCATTAGAAGTCTGATTTACCACACCTCCTGTGTTATTCTGAAAATTCTGGAGTGTGTTATTCCCTAAGAAGTTTAACTGTTGTGGATTCATGAATTTCTATATATGAAATAAATTATTTGTATTTAGCAAAAGATGTTGTCTTAAATATTGGAGTATAAATCATATCACTCTGTGGTATTGTATCAGTAGCTGTATCTCATCCTATTCATGCCATCAAATCATCTGCTTTAGTTATTATCTGCTGATATAGTCATGCCATACCAGATACATCATATCATAGACTTGCTTGTGTAGCTAATTTTCTCTTATATCAGTCAGCTAGCATATTTAATGACATTGCTAAAACTGCATTATTTACATCTGATGTAGATTTTAGATTAGGTACAGTCTTTGAATAATGCTCAATATCTTTATCTGTTAATACTCACACCTCTCCATATACTCATCTTGCTAATGTAGGAAGTAATCCAGCAATAGCTGTCTCTATTTCTCTAGCTTTTACATCGTATGGATTCTTAGATCTTAAAGCTCAGATTATAGGTCATGTATCAGCATCTTTTAATAAATCTGTTAGTTGTCATAATGAAGTTAGAGCTTGTGCATATTTATCTAATGACTGTACTGTACTATCTGTTGGAGTTTTACCTCATTGAGAGAATCTTAATATATCTTCCATGCTAGAATCTGGATTAGAATATACCTCGTTTCTTGCATCCATTACCTTTTGTCTCTGCTGTGATGTTAATTTTCTATTTAATGTTGCATCGTTATAATTGTATATGTCATCATCAGATACCCCTCATGATGTTGCAGTAGTTCATTTTCCTAAATCCCCATTAGGATTATAGTATCACTTTACATATTTATTTACATCTTTTACACTTAAAGTATGAGTAAGCTTTTTTTTATCTCATGCCCAGTTAGAATCTGTTATTACTAAGCTTCAGTCTGGATTCTTTCATACTATCACTCATACATGTCCATAAGGTTTTCAGTTTTCATCTGTTACTCAGAAATCCATAATCGCTACAGTTCATAATGTTGGCTCATCTGTATTTTCTTTAGTTAATTTCTGATCTAGATAATCTCCGAATCCATTTTCTTTCTTTAATCCTAGAGCTACTAGATAGTCATTCACAAATTCTCCACACCATCCAGTAGTAGTTCAGTCTTTTATAGCTTGTGATAATGCTATAGAGAAATTTTCTACATCTCCTCATACAGCATTAAATATATCTTTATATTCTGATATTCTTTGGCTTCTATTTAGTCCCTCTGGTACTTGTCATACTCATGATATTTTTAATGATGTTGTTCAGTCTCCATTATCTACATATTGCCAGCTCTGTTGTCATGTTGTATCTGCAGGATAGTTCTTAGCTATCATATTCTTATATTCAGATTTATTCTGTAATGGTTTTATAAAGTTCTCAGTTAATGCTTGTGCTACACTTATTCAGTTCTTTTTAGCATAAGCGATAATATCATCCACTACTTGTGGCTGACTTCTCTGAATTATATCTCAATAATTTTTATAATAATCTGAAAGTATATTGTTGAGATTAGCTTTTAACTGTGCTTCATCTTCTACACTAAGGTCTGTTAGTTCGTTTTGTAATTGATTCTGTAGTTTAGCAGTAGCATATTGATTATATAAATTCAAATCATTTAATTTTGACTGCTGTAAGAGTTGCATCTCATTTTGAGCTTGCTGAGTCTGTAATTGTAATTGTGCTTGTTGTTCTGGAGTTCTATAACTACTTGCTTGCATAGCAAATCCTAGAGCTGTTAATCTCTGATTCCATACTCTCTGATTCTCTTGTGCTTGTGCTTGCCTTACTTGTGCTGCTTGATTAGCTGTTGCTAATTTCTGACTATATAGATTAGCATAATCTTGATACTGATACTGTAGTCCCTGCATCTGCTGTTGGTAAGGTGCTAGAGCTTTCTGCATTCTTGCAGCAGCTAGAGCATCTGATACAGTTCCTCATGTACTCGCAGCATATCTATTCATTATAGAAGTCATTTTATTATTTACTGCTTCTATCTCTTTTACTGTGTTATTAGCATCTTGTAAAGTCTGATATGCTCATGTGCTTTCCATAGTAGAATTATAGACTTCTTCTATCTGTAAAGCATCTTGTGGCTGTATTCACAGACTATTCATCATTCCTTGTAATTGGTTAGAAATATCTTCCAATAAAGGAGGAACGATATTATTTACTATTCTGAGTTTTATCTCTTCTTCCTGTTGCTGTTGCCATTGTCTATAAGCTTCTGGATCATACTCTTTAATCAGATTTAGTTGGTCTGTTGTTATCTGTCAGTTTTTTAGTCAGTTATTTATAGATTCTCAGCTAGTATATTGACTAGCTTTATCCATATCTTCCTTTCTCTTCCAATAACTATCTAAAAGCTGTTTCTGAGCTTCAGATTCTCTGTTGTTATAGTCAAACATCTTATTGAATGTTTCTCTATCTTGAAACATTCGTGGACTTGTAGCAAAATATTGGTCTAGATTAGACTTCATTTCATTTAGTCTAGCATCTGTACTGATTTGATAGTCAGGTTTCCCTGTCTGTTGTGCTGTTCATTCCTTAACTGTTACTTGTCATGGTGCAGTTCAGAATTTAGACTGGTCTAAATCAGGAGATACTTGTTTATTTTGAGCATCCCATTGTTTTTTTAGGTCAGAATTATTCCATTCATCTAAAGTCATTGCTCTAGGATTCTGTTTAGTATCTTGATATGTTGAATCCTGCTGTATAGGTTGCTGTTGACTATTAAAATTTGTAGAGTTTTGTCAGTTCTTATCGTTCTGATTATTAAAATTAGACTCATTAGGAGTCTGCTGTGGAGTATTGTTCTCTTGAGCATATTGTTTCTTAAAACTCTGAAAGTTCGTATTATCTGCATATTGTGTATCAAATTGTTTCTTTTGCTCATCGTTTAGTCATTCGTAAGCTTGTTTGAATTTATTATAATCGTATGCCATTTAGGTTTGAGAGAAAAATAAAAAGCACTCAATTCATTTGAGTGCATTATAGTCAGATTTGTTTTTTTGGTGGATTTTATACATATTTTTTTAGCTGTGCCTCTATTGTTTTTAGTTTCTTTCTATTCTCATCATTCATTTTATGTAGTGCATTCTTATAGTTCTCATCATTTGTAAGATGCCATATTGAGCTGTTTAATTCTATTGCTACATTTACTGATGTCTTAAATTTCTCTAATCTCTTTATCTCTTCTACATTATCTACTCTTGTATATAGATATGCACTATAGCAGAAACATCATCATTCTACTAATTCCTTTGGCTCATGCTCTACCTCGTATATATTCGTTGGTATATTTCAGCTTTTTCTTCCCTTGTAGTTATCTTTTATGTATCTCTTTCAGTTTCTTCCGATCCATGATACTGCATGTCAATATGTAGGATATCAGAATGAAGTTCAGTTTAATACTCCATCGTTTCTATCTTTATTATATGCCGAATTTCCATCATATCAGCTACATAATGTATAGTTCTTAGTCAGAATTTTATCTACAAGTTCTGTATCTTTTATAGGGAATCTATAATAAACTACTCTTCATAGTTTAGCATGATGCTCATTCCAATAGTCAGCCACTAGATTTACTGCATCTTTTATATACCATCATTGTCATTTTATTCTACCTCTCTTATAAGATTCTTCTACCATTTCATCTATCTCTTTTTGAGTAAATTCATAGTTGAATAAATCTGATACTGCACCAAATGCAGAGTATAAAGTACAATGTGGAGTTCAGCTTTGATCGTACTCATATATCTGAGTATCTTGTAGCTCTAGAGTTGGTAAAGTCTCTACCATCTCCCCTGTCATTAAAAAGTCTGTGTCTTTTTCTCATGTTCACAGACATCCATTGATTAATTCTTCTTCCATAGCAAAATATTTATGATATAAAAGTTCTCTAAAGTCGGCTCTACTCAGACTGTAGCCTCGCATTATTGTCTTGGAATTGACATAAAGCATCTGTGATATTTATAGGAGTCGGACATCATATTTCTCAACAGTGAATTTTGGAATGGCACTGTTTACAACATATTACTCATATACATCGCATATCTAAAGATTTATAACTTGTATGATGAAACTCCAGTTTCTTTATTTCTCAGCATATTGGACACCTATCTGGATACATATTATATTTTTTTATCCAACGTATAGCTTTTATATGGAATGTTTTAATATTAAATCAATGTTTCTTATTCCATTCATCTGTCCATTCTTTTCTCATTACTTTTATTCTCTCTCTGTTGTTTTCTCTATATCTTTCTGACTTTTTTGCTCTTTTGTCAGGATTATCTCTACATCGTTGTTTTGTCCTCTTTGACATACATGATTTACATTTAGATGTCAGATTAAATAGGCTTCATGTTGTTTTATAAAAATCATTTTTTGTCTTAAATTCTAAGCAGTCTCAACATTTTAGCCATAATACACCATTTTGGTCAGTGTAATACTCTCTTGGTTTTGGCATAGTTATTATAGTTAAGGTATAAAACTTATTTTATGGGAGGAGTATATTGCCTTAACCAATACACTCCAATTACGATAGCTAATCAACCATATTCTTCTTTTGATCTTGAATCCTGCATAAGTTCTCAAATAAGCATCTTGAGCATGACTCTATTTGGAGTCCATATCTGCAGATTCTTTTTTTATTTGTTTCTGCGATTTCTCCTTGTGTTTCTTTCATTTTATTAGTTCTGGGATATAAAACATTTCATCATCTGTCTCATATAGTATTGTGTATAGCTCTCTCCTTACTCATGGAGTCAATACTTCCTTTACTATCTCGTATACTGTTTTTAATTGATCTCTAGGATTCTGTTTATCCTTAAAGAAGTTATTTAATGCAACATGGTCTCTTCTTGGCATTCTCTTTTTATTCTGATCTATATTTACATTATATAAATGTTTATTACAGACTCATACCAGATGGTGTACATCTGTAGCAGTTCTATCTATCACTCTGTTTAGTTTCCATTGCACTCAGTTAATCTCCACTATCCTGTTTGGTCTTTCATGACTCTTTTTTCTCATTCAGCTTAGATTTATAGTCTAAAATCTTCTTTCTGAATTGTTTATCTCTCCATCGCTTGATTAGCCCCTCTATTATTTGCTCTAAAAAGGTTATCATACTCTATAAAATGATAAAATCTGACTTATTTGTCAGAGTTCTTCTCATCTTTTTTCTTCATGACTGTAAGTGCAGATATAGCATCTCATTCATGATAGAAAGTCCTCGCAGCTCACTTATTCGGAGTCCATAATCCATGTCAATTCAAATACTGTACTATCATAAGTCTTCCTATCTGCTTCTTACGATATATCTGCCATCATAATTCTGATCTGTAGATTTTGTATTCGTACATGGTTTGTCTAGTTTATTTAGGTAAATTAGCTTTAATTCGCACTAAATCTGTCTTTATCTCTGCTAAACTCGTTTGAATCTCATACATCTGAGCTTTTACTGTATCTACTTCATGGCATTTCTCCTCTAATAAAGAGATTCTGTTATTCATAGTAGCTCGCATTCATCAAAGTCAAAAGCAGAAAATGATAAAAGCTGCAATATTTTTAGGATCTGTTATATATGCCTTAAATTTTGTCATCTTCTGAATCATTATCAATTAAAGGATCTGACTGTGTCTTTCATACTTTCTGCCCAAAATAGAAAGATATAATAGCCAGCATACAGTTATTGAATAAGCTAGTTTCTACTCATTGTAAAGTTAGATATACAGCTTGGAATACTAGACATAGAGTCATTAGTAAGAATACAAGCTTAGTTACGCTAAATTTAGTCCAAAAGTTTTTCATCCTATTGAAAAATGGAGATAAAATTTTTGTATCTCCATTATATTCAGATTTTCTTTTTTGGTGGATTTACGATAATCTGTAGAGATTTATCTCAGGAACTACTGTAAATGGATTAGTAGTATAAGTATGTAAGAATCAGACATTGACTCTATCTCATGCTCTAAATATTCATGTAAATGCTAATGATAGAGCATCATTAGTTCAGCATCCTCTTGACTGAGTCCATGTATCAGGATTTCAGTTTAGCATTAAAGCTACATAGAATTTATAGTTATAAGAGCTTGATACACTATATCATGATGGTGCTATAAACATACATTGAATAGTTATTGCATATACTCCATCTTTACCAATTACTATATCTCAGTTAGTAGCATTTACATAAGGTTTTCAGATTATATCTGCATTCATTCTTTTAGTCTCTTCTTCTGTAAGATTCCCTCAAAAATCTGATGTTGTATATGTATTCTTCATATAAGCTGTATTAAAAGTCAGATTAGACTGTCCAGCTTGTGATTTGTAGCAATGGAATGTCCCTTGAGCAGCTATTCCAGAGTTAGCAGTTCTTAGGTCTTGCTTTCTTGCCTGTATCCCTGCTTGTAGCTTGAATTTATCGTTATCTCTTGGTCGGTTGGCATCTTGGAATAATGCTTCATCCCCATTATTGAAATCATTTCAGAATTGCTTTCATGCATATACTATCATCTTTCTCTCTGATTAGCAACTAAATCTAAAGCAAATAATTCTGGAGTATAATTAGCTGTTCCCTTACCTTTTACCATTATCTGTAAGCTGTGAGATTTTGGTAACTCTAGCTTGTTGTTAAGATTATGAAATCTGAAATCTCATTCCCAGTATTTATCGGTCTCAATAATTCAAATTCTTCTAAAATGGTTGAAATCTGAATAATTTATCACTACAGTATTCTCACTATCTATTATTTGTTTTTCGCCTGTGGTAATAACTGGTAAATCTCACTCTAATCTAAAGGTATATTGATTCGCATTCTTCTCTATAAACTTCAAAGCATAAGTTCATGATGTTCATTTGATTTTGTAGTTCTCTGTTTCTGATAGAGTAGTATTATCTTCACTTGTAAATGTTCGGAAGTGATAATGATTAGCCATTCCCCAAAATTCTAGTTTAGTTGAAGCAGCTGGCAAGATAAAAGAAGTAAATAAGTCAGATTCTTCTTTCTCTAGTAGGTGGTTTCATAGTACGATAGGATAAACTGCTTCCCATTCAGTATTATAATGCTTTTTTGCTATATCATCCTGATATTTTATAGTGTAGTTAGTTGTTGTATCGTTTACTGTTATGCTATAATTCACTTCTAGGTCGTTTCAGTTAGCTTTTAGTCATGTTATTACTGCATTTGTAGGTAATTGATGCACAAAAGCTCATCCTTTACCTCAATAGGTCTGTCAGTATTGGAATATTCTGTTATCTTTAGTAGTAAGAATCAGATTTTTTCTCCAATTTATTATTTTTCAGTCAAATTTATACTGTTCATCTACTCCTACAAGGTCAGTATCCAGATTTTCTTTATTCCCTCATATTACAGGCACTAATTCTTGCTGATTAAATACCCATAATGTACTAATCCCTCTATCTTCTCATACTAGATAGAGTAAATAGTCAATATTTTCTACTCCTGTAAATGTGCATCAGTAAGCTATATATGGAGTTCCCTTTCATCATGATAAATCGCAAGGGATAATATATCAGTTTCAGTCCATATTCCCTATCATATATACTTGTTCATTCCATGCTATCATTCATACTATGTCCATTGATACATTACTCTCCCATCATGCATAAGCTGTAAAGTCATATCTTACTTTCTTCTCTCAGTTTACATCTACCCAAGTTCATGCCCAAGTATATAATGGTTGGAAGCTAGTCCCTTTCATCCAGTAATATTCTCCTACAGGAGTCAGACTTCTATTTCTTACAGGTAGATATGAGTAGTATTCGTTATAATCTCAGTCTGCCTGATCTCATCTCATTTCCCAGCTCTCATCAGGTCATCAGTTCATATCTATATAGAACTCCCCACTCCAAGCATAATCACTTACTCATTCATGCTGTGTAAACTTAAATGTAAGAGTAATTGTTCTCCAATTACTATATGTTGGTCATACAGGTATATTTAGTAATACTCATCCACTATCTTTTATATCTCATGAAAATGTTATAGTCTGATCCTGCCATGTGCTATCTGTAACCATTCCATCCATTTGAGCATCATAATAATATTGATGTCTTCTTACTACTACTGAATCTAATGTTATATCTGTATTACTTGAGTTATTTTGTGCTGCATATATTCTAATAGGTACATTAGCCATTGCTGAATCTACTCTAATCATTATCTGTCATGAACTTCAGGAACTCGTATTTTTCTTGAAAACATATCAATAATTATATGGACTGTCTGACTGCTGTGTAAACCTACTATCTATAGATTGAAAGCTCTTATTAGCAGTATATTTTACTGCACTCCAAGTATAACTAGCTCTATCAGTAAATACTACAAAAGACTTTAGTTCATCCCCATCATATTTAGCCACTAAGTCTTGTGCTGTTCATCGTTGAGCATCTGCATAAGTTCAGTTTTCTCAGTTATAACTTACTTTATATACAGGGAAATTTACACTTGGATCTACAAGTAGAGTATCTGTCCCATTCTCTCTTTCATATACCTTTCAGTCAGTCTTTAGTAATAGCTTTCAGTCTTGTTTAATTACATCTGCATCTCATGTAGTAGCTTCACTCCATGCTGTAGCTTTCACACTTTTACTACTTGAAAAGATGTCTAAATTTTTAGACTTTAGACATCATGGTTGGCTTGAATATTTATCTGTTAATTGTCATGCTGGTAATCAGCTTGACATATAGTTTAGGTTATCTATTGCCATTATTTTGTTACATCAGAATAATAAATAGACTGCACTCTTTGAGTTATATATCTCTTCATTTTTTCTAGTTCTTCAGCATATCTATTTCTTTCTCTATCAGCTTTCTCAAAATCTTGTTTATGGTCTCGTAGTTCAGCTTTTAGTCCATGCATTATCACTTTATAGAAATCTTTTAAGTCTGAATGTCATGGAAATACTGTATCCTTTACATCTAATTCTGATAAAGTTCCACTTATGTTATTTATAGCTTGGATTCCTTGTATCTCTAATCCTCATTCAATAGTCTCTTCTGGAGTAAAGTTCAAAAAGATATGATTATCCTTTAGCTTCCATCATTTTAATCCATAATCTTCTTCTAAATCTGATAGCTCTTGTAATTCATAAGAATTATCTTCATCAGTCCAGATTATTACTTTCTTTACTTTAGCTATTCATGGAACTATATGAGTTATACCTTGACTATCTTCGTAAGAAGTTTCTTCTCTTTCTACTTTATATTCTCTAGCTCATTGCTGTAGATCAGTATTCCAATAAGTCCAGAAATAGTCTTCTTGAGTAGTTACTATCATTCTCCATACTTCCTCATAGATTTCATTGAATTTAATCAATGCTTTAGAATAAGGATAGTTAGCTGTAGAAGTATTTGTGTCTTCATAAGCTTCTACAAATAGATCTTGTAATGTCATTAGCTCAATAATAAATAATAAGTTAAAAGTCTGACTATTTATTAAAGAGGGGAGGAGATTATCCTCCCATCTTATTTTCTACTAAGCAGTAGGAGTTGGAGTTTCAGTAGGAGTTGGAGTTTCAGTTGGAGTTGGATTTAATCCAGATACTTCCATCTTGTATAGTTGTTCAGCATTCTGGTCAAATACTTTACCTCCATGAGCGATTTGTCCAAGGATGTTGTAGTACATTCCAGCTTCAGCTTCAGTTACTTTAGCTTTGAAGAGTTGTCTTACATAGTTGTAACTCTTAGCTCTGAAAGCATATAAGTCTCCTTTTTGGATTAAGTTAGATTCAAAGATAGAGAATCCAGCGAATTTACCAAGCCATCATTCAATAGCAGCATCAGCAGCTACTTCAGTTCCAGCTACGATTCCAGCTTGAGCTATTACAGCAGATACAGCAGGAGATACGATAAGGATTCTGTTATCCATAGGTACTTCAGCTTCAGATAATTTAGTTCTGAGAGCCATAATCTTTTCAGCTACATTGCTTGCAGTTAAAGTAGATTCACTTACTACTTGACTAGAGTGAGCAGTGAAGAAAGCATCCAACATAGTAATGATAGAGCTTTCTACAGCAGTATCCATACCATTCAAAAGGTCTTGTAATCTGTTTCCTTTGATAGAGTATAGAGTTTGGATTTCTTCCAAGTCTGAGAATTTTTCTCTGTACTGATGTAATTTATTTACTACTAGATCAGAGTGAGTTACAGTTCTATCAGTTGCAGTAATGTCAGCGATAGAAGTAGCTCTAATATCTCCACTATTAAGAGCAGATACATCAGTTAAAGTGATTTTTGGAGAGATAGGTACTCTTACAGTATCTCCACCAGCTTTGATTTGTCCCTCAAATTCGTAGTTAGCGAATCTCATAAAAGGTTTTTTAGGAGTATCAGATAATTTTCTTCTTAATTCTGCCTCCAAAATAAGTCTAATTTT